TTGTCCAAGCCATGATAGATCTCCTTTATATTAGATTTCAGCATTGCTGATAAAAGAATTATATACAGTTATTTTATTTGTGCACTAATGAAAAGTATGAGTTTAATTAAAATCTGGAATAACTAAGGGCTTTCTTAATTCTAAACTGCGCAATTCGTCTTTAGGTAATTCATTTTTTATTTCTTCACTATAATAGGTATTAGGATTTTTATGTTTTTCTGGATTTTCTTTAATGTCTTTTATAATCTCATCATAATAAGATCCACCTCCTTCCGGCGGCCGGCTTTCAATTTCTATACCCTCTACAACGCCTTCACATTTTTTAGCAAGTGTAGAAAATTGTGGTGGTAGTTTTTTGTTATTATATCTTTTACACATCTTTAATAATTCTAATTGTTGAGCTAATTCCATGTTTTCTAAAATTAAAGTTTTAGTAGTATCAGTGCAATTACTTCCTAAATACCAAGTCCATCTAACCCCTATACGTCTATCTGAACCGTCTCCATAATTACTATTATTATTACTTATACTGTTTGGATAGGTATTTGAATGTGCACTATCTCTTTCGTTGTAAGAAGATTCAATAGATACATCTCCAGTACGACATTGTTGAAAAGCCATAGAACTATAGAGGGTTGTTAAAACTGCAATGGTAGGAGTTACCGGAAATACAGTTAAAAATATAAGTATTTTAACGATTAAGGTCTTTAAGGTCATATGTATGTTCTCGTACTTGATCAGCTAACACCCGATATAAGTCCTCCCCCATACGCATAGATGCTTCGATTGTAGCTACATCAGCTTTAATTTCTGCTAATTCTTGCGCTACGTTTTGTTTAGAAGTGTTTAAATTTTCTTTATCATTATTTAATTGAGTTTGTAATTGTTGAATTTCTACTGCATTTCTATCAATAGTGTCTGTTAATTCTACAATATATTTAATTCCAGTAAAAGTACCCACAACTACTGAGGCTACAATAGGAACCATAACTATATTACTTTTAAATGCGTTAACTATTTTCATGTGTATATTATACCGTAAAAAAAGAAAAACCCAGCAGAGAGGAGCTGGGTTCTTCAGGGAGTGGCGCTTTAATTAAGCACCTGGTGAACCCCACATACCGAGGGGATCTGACCAACCAAATGAGTATCTTTCACGGGCTTTGTATCTAACATTACCTGTGTCGAAGTCACCGTCCATAGAAGTAGTAAGCGGAGTTCTTTCGAAATGCTTCATACCGTTAGGAACGTCGGTTGTTAAGAAGTAAGCATCACCGTCTGTTAGATAGTGATTGATTGTGTAACCTTCTGGAATTGCACCATTATTTCTTAATGCATTGATATCGTTATCAGCAGTTGCTGTACGCAGCTGTGTATCTAATAAACGAGTAGCAACGAATTGAAGAGCTGGTGGAATAACTAATCTACGAGGTTTAGCTGCAATTAATAGACCTCTTTCATCAGTCCATGCTGCGATTTGAATCACTGCGTTTTCTAATGCTGTTTCGTTAAGGTCTGTTGCAACTGCTTGTACGTTACTGTTTGTACCACCTGAAACTAATGGGTGGTTAGTAACTGCACCGCCAGCGGCTGTACCAAATAGTGAACGGTTGTCACCACCTAAGAAAGCACCGTTAAAGCCATTGTTTAAAACATTAGCTGCACGAACTTGCTTAGTATTTGCCATTGAACGAGCAAGAGCTTTAGTATAACGAGCTGAAAGACTATCGTATAGATTATCCTCAACCGCTTCTTCAGTTAAACTGAATCCTAAAGCAATTGTTACGTGGTTGTATCTAGCTGTAAAAGCTTCTTGTGCGTTGTCATACGCAATAGCTGCTCCCTC